ATCAAGGAGCTTAATCCCGCCATCGAAGTTATCCTTATCACTGGCTATGCTTCCTATGAGACTGTATTAGGAGCGTTACGTTTACACGCCTTCGATTACATTCCCAAGCCGTTCAACATTCCCGAGTTCTGGATCAAGCGCAGATCGGTAGACCCCGGCTATGCTAAGCCTGCCTGTGCACTGTGGTCGGCCACCGATCCGCACAACGGGCGGGTGTACGTCTACCGAGAAGCCTATGGTCCGGGCGTGACCGACGAGGACATAGCTAAGACGATGGCATCGGCCAGCCAGGGCGAGGTCTATCAGGTCAGCTTCGGAGACCCGGCATTGTGGCAGCCCAAGAACCTGCGAGGGACTGTGACCAGTGGAGCCGACGAGTTTGCAGCACATGGCGTGGCGCTGGTGCCCGGAGACAATCGCCGGCTGAACGGCAAGGCAAAGGTACACCGCATCCTGGCTCCGCTGCCCGATGGCGAGCCCGGCCTGGTGGTATTCACCACATGCAAGAACCTGATCCGCACCCTGCCAGCCCTGGTCTACTCCACGGAAGCCGGCAGGTTGGAGGACGTAGACACAGAGGGCGAGGACCACGCCTACGACAGCCTGCGCTACCTGCTCACCGACCTTGCGCCGGGCGACAGGGCCAGGGATAATAAGCAGACGCCCGAGACCAAGGCGTGGATCAAGAAGCAGATGCAACTGAGCAGTCACTTCAAATGACCACCATAGTCACCATCCTGGCCGTGGTACTTACCGTGGCCGTGATAACAAAGCTGGCCCTGGCGCTTGCCAGGCTCATCACCTTGTAAGGGAGAACGCATGGCCAAGAGACGACAGAAGCCCGAGCCCGGCAGTGAGGGATACCCAGAGTACGAGACTGCCTCATTCAAGCAGATGCAAGACCTGGCCGTCGGCCTGATCTCCGATTACCGGGAGCGAGACATGCTGATCGACGACATGGAGCAATACTGGTCCATGATCTGGAAGCAGCCCATCCCCAAGGACAACGAACAGACAGCCGTAACCTACGACACCGACCCCACCAATCGACTGATCGGGGCACACCGCCTGCTCACGGCCACTGCTCCCGAGTTCTCCGTTCCGAGTGACCGCAACAGCCGGCAAGGGGTGTCCATCGCCAGCCCACTTGAGAAGGCTGCGAAGATGATGTGGGAAGCGAGCGGCAAGCAACGTGGTATGCCAATTGAGAAGGACGCTGTGCTTGCAGCCCTGATCTGTGGTGGGGTGGACTTCGGGCTCACCAACCTGCTCGACACCGATCTGCCCGAGGAACAGGATGAGGACTCCGTTTCCTACTGGCGCATGAAGGCAGCCCAGAGTCGCAGCCCGATCTACTTCGAGCCCTGGTATCCCCGCTTCGGCTATCCGCTGCGTGGGAAGTTCGGACTGCAAGCCTACGTGCGGGCCTACGACACAACGGTCGCCAAGTTCCGTGAAGAGTGGGCCGACGTGGACACGCTGGAGTTCTTGCTGAATAAGAAACCCAACGATGTGATTCGGGTGCGTGATGGTGTCAACGAGAATTTCCGCTACGCCTGGCTGGACGGAGACAAGCGCCCATTCTACGCAGCCATGAACAAGAAGGGCATCGTGCCTGTGGTCTCACAGATAACCGAGGGCTCGCTGCTATTCTCCAGGCCCGAGTACCAGGGCCGACCTTTCCTGTACACAGCGCACAAGTCCAACCTACCCATGCGCAAGAGCATCGCACTGACCGCCATCTTCACGATCATCAAGTCCATCGCATTGTCAGCGGCCTGGAAGCACATGAAGCCGCCGAACCAGCCGGGTAAGGAGCTTGTGGTCAGGCTCGTTGGCCCGCTGAGCGTGTTCGAGATGGAGCAGGGCGAGGACATACTCCCCATGATGAACAAGGGAGTTATCGACCCGTCCATTCTCACGGCCTTGGAGATTGCCAACCAGCAGATCGCAGAGTCCACCATCTACAGCCAGGCGCTAGGCGAACCGCTCGGCGGCAACGCACCATTCAGCATGGTGGCGTTACTACACCAGGCCGGCCGGCTACCGCTCACTGCACCCAAGATACTTACCGGCTGGGCCATCGGGAATGCGATGGAGCTGGCATTCCTGTGGCTCAAGGCTACGGGCAAGGTGCTGAACCTGTCGAGCATGGGCCAGGTCGTGACGATCAAGCCTGACGAAATCCCGTTCGACCTACAGTTCGAGGCCAAGCTGGAGATCGACCTGCCACAGGACATGCGAGAGATGGCGGGCGTACTGCCAGCGTTCAAGGGCCAGGTCTCCGACCGCTTCATCCGGGAGAACCTGATGAAGGGCGTCGGCCAGAGCGAGGCCATGCAAGAGGAAATCTGGGGCGAGCAGGCAGCCAACTTCTTCTTCGAGCGGATGCTTGCGATGTTCGCTATGGCGCAAGAGCAGCAGGGACAGGGAGAGGGAGGCGGGGAGACCGGAGAGACACCACCGTCAGCGCCACCCAGAGCTTTGCCTGAGCGTGGCGGTGGCCGGGCAGACGACGCCCTGGGACCCAACCGACAACCACTGCCACGGGCAAAGTCCTTCGAGCCCTATGGCAAGCAAATGCCACCCGCCGAAGGGTAGCATCGGGAACAGAAAGACCGTAGAATCTCTGACACATGAAAGAGGAGAGCAGACATGGCACTTCCACCTATTGACCTAAGCAGCGGATCGGCACTGGCACTCACGGTCAGCTCGATTGTCGTGACCTACGTTGGGGCTCAAAGCCTCCCATTCGAGGCCACCATTGACACGGTGATTGGCTACGCAGGAATCCCGAGCGATCCGGGCGGGGGAAACCGGGCGTTGACGTACAACGACCCCGTGATCCTGTTGAGCCTGGCCAAAGACCGTGACGGATTGGTTGACGTGCTGAGCGCCCTGGCCAGGGCCGATCAGTTTGGTGTGGCCGTGACCAACGCAGTCGTGACGTTCCTGCTCTAAACGATGGGGACGAACATAGCGAGCGCCGAGAGCGCAATCCTGACGGGGACTGCCCGCAGCAAACGCTTCTGGGCCAGGTTCATGCAGCAGTGGCAGCAGCCGGTAGTTGATGCGGCCGTGCTGCGGTGGTGGGACACACTGCCGCCCGAGAAACACGCAGAGATGAAGAAGCAGTTTCCGGGCGAGTATGCAGAGATGAGGCGCAACATCGAGGCGCTTAGAGACAGAGAGGAATAAGCCATGTTCACACTTTCCTTCCGGGCGGCCGAGTTCGACCCAGCAGTATCCACGGAGTATTACATTGGGCCTGATCCCAGCCTTCAGCCACAGCTAAGCGTCAACGACAGTGGGGTGTTTTACGTTATGCGACCCGGCCGGATCGTGTCAGCCGATGTCCGAATACTGAGAGTGGCCACGGGTACTGATCCGGGTGCGAGCGCCGGCCTGGTCTTAGTCGAGGTTGGTCGAGAGACATCGGACGGTTACACTTCGATTGGTTCCCAGCATTTGACCGCCGGAGTTGCACCGAAGGAGAACGTATTTGTAGATTTAGGATTGAGCCTTACTACAGTCGGATGGCACGTTGACGACTCCCCGTTCGGGGAGAACGTAGCTCTGCGAATCACCACCCCGGCATGGGCCACACCGCCGACAAAGTTGGTCATAACGGGCACCGTGTATATCGAGGACGAAGCAGAGCAGGCAGCCTTCGACGATCACAGCGCACGACATGAGGCTGGCGGGGCCGACGAGATTTCCCTGCAAGTTCTAAATGGCACATCTACTCAATTGCAGGCCCACCTGGACGACGCTACTGCCGCTCACGCAGCGTCAGCTATCGCTGTTACTCCGGCCGGAGACTTAGCAGCCGACGACGTTCAAGAAGCCTTGGTGGAATTGCAAGGTGACATCGACACAGCCGAGGCCGCTATTGTGACGGCCCAAGCTGCCGCCGACGAGGCCGACGATACTGCCGATGAAGCCAAAGCGTTTGCAGATCAGGCCATTCTTGATGCGGCGACTGCGCAAGGTACGGCCGACACAGCTCAGGAGAATGTTGATAACCACATCGCTGATGCAGTTGGCGCTCACGCAGCCTCGGCTATCTCCAACGTACCAGCCGGGTCAGTGGCCGCAACCGATCTACAGGCAGCCATCGACGAGATCGCCGTCGAGCAGGAAGAGTCGGCGGACATCACGGCACTGGACGCCAGAGTAGATGTCCTAGAAGCTGGTGGTCCCGGCACCCCAACGCTGACCGCAGAGGAAGCTAGGGGCCTGCGCTCCAACTACAACCTGAAGGCAGCCGACGAGATCGGGCCACTGCTCACCGCTCATGGTGGGAGCTAACAGATGCCGTATATCCCACCCCGGCGCTTCCGGCCGACACGCTACCGACCGCTTAGGAATAGGCGGGACGGCGGTGGCACTCGCTTCGATGATGAAGCACCACCCAACTACACCCCACCCGCCACGACTGGTGTAGTTGGCGGTCGAGACTACCGGCGAACGGCAACCGCAACCCAGCCGGTCACGGCCACGGCTGCCGCACCCGAAGCAGACACTCGCCCCTGGTATCAACGACTGGCCAATGATGTGATGCGCCTGATCGCCCAAGGTGCAGCGCCACTTGTGGGTGCAGGCACCGGCGCAGTGGCGGGACTCACCGGCAACCTTCAGCGTGGCGCACAGACAGGTGATTACCGGGGCATCCTTGGTGATGTGCTCCGAGGCGGAGCTGAGGGAACCAGGCAGCTAGGCGGCTATGCCTTGGGCAACGAGCCGGAGACACTTGGAGCCAGCAGCGAGAACGTGGGGCCGGAGCTGCGCAACTTCCTTGGCTTCCCTGATCCCAGCCGTGGACTGTTCGAGTCG